GAACATGGCCAACATGAGTAAGGATGAGAAACTGCAGACGGCGCGTGCTTTGATGTTGGCGTATACGCAGCAGGATCCTGAGGGGTTGGGGATTAATGCAAACGTTGTGAAGCCTTTGTCGCCAAGTGGCCCATCGATGAAGAATTTGATGGGGTCGCTGCCTTTGGGTGAGGGCCGTGTATCGGCGGGGATGCATGGGAACAAGGCGTATTCGTTGGGGTATAGCCAGCCGCTGGAAGGTGGGCAGTTTAATGCTAATTTGAATGTGCCAAGGAATAACCCCAATGCTGCTCAATTAAATTTGCAATATAACAAGCGATTTGCGGATGGCGGGGATGTAACAGCGCGTCAAGATGAGCCATTTTTTGATGCAGCATCCAGAACTTTTGTAGATGTTTTGACGGGTAGGCGCACACCTATTACTGAAAAAGATTTTACGGCCAAGGAACAGATGGCCATGATGGATGCGGTAAAAAAAAGTCAGGCGAGAGGCGGTAATGGCCGTGTAGATTATCAAGACTATCCATCTGGAGATCAGATTGGCCCGGGCTACGTGGACATTAGGAATACGCTGGGCGGTTTTCAGTACAAGCAAAACCCTGATGGTTCTACCAGCATTTCAGACAGGTACGATTTCCACGGACCGCGGGTTGCGGAGTACGAAAAGATGGGCACGGGCGAAAAGGTAGTTAAATCTGCTGCCAATGCTTTGACTGAATTTGTGAAGGGTGGTTTTAGCCCACGTGATTTGGCTGGGGAATTAGGCAGGGCTTATATAGGCAGTAAGGGCCCCGACGTTAATATCCGTATTCCTGTCAACCGTGCCGATGGAAGTCCTGAAGAAGGCGAAGTTCAATTTAAAGAAAATAAAAATCCATCGTTTAATCAGCGCTTGGCGGAAGCCATGGCTCGTGATGAGATAGGTAGCGAAGGATATTATTTAAGGGACTCTAGTCCTACTGCGTCTAAGCAACTGGCGCAGATGTTAAAGATATCTAATACGGCGTTGCCGGCAAGCAGTGTTACACCAAATGCTTTGCCTCCTCGTTATATCAGTGATAATTTTAATGCGTCAGGTTGGACATATGGTTCTGGACCACTTAAGGGTCAGACTATTATTGCGGGGGATATTCCTATTACGCAAGATCCTAAGGAAGTGATGGATCGTGTGAATACGCAAGCGCATGAGGCATTTCACCAGAGGGCTGGGCAAGAAGGCAAGACTTTGATTAATCGCAAAAGCTATTCTGATGAATTGGCAAGGGATCGGATTGCCAAAATAATGCAGGAGTTTCAAACTGACTCTGATGTTAAAAAAGGTTCTGCACCAAACAGCATCAGCACTGCATATTGGGGCCTTAAACCAAACAGAAGCAAGGAAGAGCAGATTGCTAATCTAGCTGGATATGAGGGTATGCATCCTAAGGGAACGTCTTTCTTGGATACGGAAGTTGGCAAGCGGATGTTGAAAGATGATCCGCGTTTGATTGATTATTATTTTACGCAGTCATCTGTTCCTTATGGTGGTATTTGGGAAGGTCAGGTTAAAGAGCCGGGAATAATAGATAACGCATCACGGATGTTAAAGAAGTTCCTTGTTCAAAAAGGTTTTAATACTGTCAACCGTGCCAATGGTAGTCCTGAAGAAGGCGAAGTTGCCCCTACAGCAGAAGAAATAGCAGCGGCCAGCACCCCTGCGTTTATTGCGCAGAAATCTGGTATTGGTCGCAAGGAAGGCAATATTTCCAAAGCATTGAAGTCTGGCGAAGGGTATGTGGAGCTTGCTAAAGGTTTGACTAACGTACCGCAAAACCTTGTGGGTGCGCCGATGGATATTTCTAACATGATTGCCAACGTATATGGCGGCGGTGTAGAGAAGCCGTTCATGGGGAGTGAGTATCTGAAGGAAAAATCACGGGCCGCGGGCCTAGGATTTACCCCATCTACCGATCCAACCCTAGCAGGCTTCTATGGTGCTGGTGATTTAGCCAGTAATTTTGTTAATCCGGCAGCCGTTACGCGCACGGGCGTGAAAGCCGCAGAGAAGACTGGTGAAGCGGCCAAGATGTTGGCCCGTGATTTCCAGAAGTACAACCAGCAATTAGAAGTTCCCGGTGCTTCGTATGCAATGAAGCCAAAGGGTGGACATTATTATGTCTGGCCAGAATCTTCTGCTGCTCCTGAAAAATCGCAAGTAGATGCGTATTTGCAGATGATTGAAAACAGGATGGACAAGCCAAATGCCGCGGTGGCTGATTGGGTTAAGAGCAAAGTAGGCCGGTACATTCGCAGTGATTTTGCAACGGAGCAGGATCAGATGGTTAAGGCGGCGGAAGAAGGCAAGAAATTGCACTTCACAACACCAAGAGCGATGGAAGAGAGCGCGCCAATCATTGATCCAAGCGTAACAATCATGCGGAAAACCGAAGGTTTTCCTTCTCAAGGTTTTGCTAAAACAGAACAAGGCAAGTTGGTAGAAAACATAGTTGATTCATCCGTGTGGCCCGCCACTTTGGAGAACACGCCTACTGATTACATTCCGTCTTCAATTAGAAAATTTAAAGATACTGATCCAAATATGCGGGTCTATGAGTTCCCTGATGCAGTGTTTGAAGACAACTTGAAGATAACCAATCTTGCCAATCAGATGGACAAGATGATGACCGAAAAAACCATTAAGCTTTGGGGCCAAGAGGTTCCTGTGCCTAAGGAATACCAGTTGGACGTAGATACGCTAAAGGGTTTGACACCTGCTCAGGCATCTAACCGTGTTGCAATGAAAGAAGAATGGCTGGCTAAGAAGGAGCCAGAGATTGCGGGTCAGATGTTGGCTAAGGATAGACATCTTGTGAGCCATGAATACAACAATGGTAGCAAGTGGATTAGTCCTGATGACTTGGCCGATAATGACAGCCATCGTGAACTAGTAACAAGCGTTGGTTGCCGCGGAGGTTGGTGCACGGACAAGGAGAGTTTTGCTTTTGATTATGGATCGGGGGAAAACCGATTGCATATTTTGTTGGACAAGAATGCCCAGCCTCGTGCTCAGTTGACGATGAATAGTCCACAAGTGCGCGTTCGCGACTTTATTTTGGCTAATCCTGATTTGCCCGCGCTTGAGGCAATGACATTGGATAGGACACTTACAAAGCAGCGGGCAGATGAAATGATTAGAGCGATGCCTGAGTACCAAGATTTTGTAAAACAGAATCAAGGCATCAAGCATATCACTGAGATCAAAGGCCAGTTTAACAAAGAAGACTTGACCGATCAGGCTTATCTCAAGGAAGTGCAAGACTTCATTAAGCGCCAAGGTCCTGAGTTGCAGTCTGTTGAGAATCTAGACGGTATTGGCATGACGGATATCAGTAGTCACATCTACCCAAATAAATCATTTAAGGCGATAGCTACCCCCGGCAAGAAGGGGATAAAAGATGTTTATGATGAAGCAATTAGAGTAAACGGCAACAGCCCATACATTGAAAACGATCCGGATGTGATTGATAGCGTTATTGAAAAGGCTGTAAAAAATGTATTTACGCCTAAATTAAACGAAGCGCGCACAATTCAAATGAATCTGTTCCAACCTCCCACAGAAAAGGCGCATGGAGGTATGATAGAGCGCCAGCATAGCGATAACCGCAGATATCTGTAAGGACACAACATGCCAATTGAAAAAAACATGACAATCGACGATTTGCCTGAGGGCGATGTCGCCGTGGAGATGGAAGACGAGCTGCCTTCAGATATTGACATTGAGTTTGATACAGAAACTGGCGAAGTAGTTGTCAACATTGGCGCGGAAGACGACGATGTAGCGTTTGACAGCAACTTGGCCGAGGTCATTGAGCCTGATGTCTTGCAGTCTATTTCTTCTGACTTGATGTCTTTGTTTGATGCCGATAAGTCTTCCCGCAAAGAATGGGAAGAGCAGTACAGCAAGGGCATGAAGATGCTAGGCTTTACGTTTGAAGAGCGTACTAAGCCGTTTAAAGGTGCGTGCGGCGTGCAGCATCCACTTTTGACAGAGAGCATTGTTCAGTTCCAGTCACAAGCGCTTAAAGAATTGATGCCCGCGGGCGGTCCTGTGCGCACGCAAGTGCTGGGCAAAGAGACACGTGAGAAGTTGATGCAAGCGGACCGCGTCAAGGACTTCATGAACTACCAGATCACTACGGTGATGGAAGAGTACACACCTGACTTTGATCAGTTGCTGTTCTACGTTGGTTTTGGGGGTTCAGCATTTAAGAAAGTGTACTTTGACGAAGCCAAGGGCCGCATGGTAAGTGCCTTGGTGCTACCAGATAATCTGTATATACCGTATACAGGCTCATCTGTGATGAGCGAATGCCAGCGCATCACGCACCGCGTTCCGATGTCCACCAACGATTACCGCAAAGCGGTAGTGCGTGGTCAGTACTTGGATACAGCGCAGATGACGACTGCGGCTGAGACTGGCCAGAGCATTATCAAAAAGGAAATTGACCGCACAACAGGTGTTGATCCCACTGGTGTGGAAGAAGAAATCTGTTTGCTGGAAATTTTGGTTGATTTGGATATACGCGGCTTTGAGCACAAGGATGAAGACGGCGAAGAGACAGGCATCAAGCTGCCTTACGTCGTTACCATTGATGAAATCTCTCAGTCTGTTGTAGGTGTACGTCGCAACTGGAAAGAGGGCAACCCTCTGTTCACGCGCAAGCAGTACTACGTGCATTACTTGCTGGTCCAAGGCCCCGGTGCTTATGGCTTGGGTTTCTTGCATTTGGTTGGTGGTCTGACAAAGACAGCAACGTCTGCATTACAGCAGTTGGTGGATGCAGGTACGCTTGCTAACTTGCCAGCAGGCTTCAAGGCCAAGGGCGCGCGTATTGCAAATGACGATACACCGTTGTCACCGGGCGAGTTCAGGGATATGGATGCGGGCGGCGCGGAGTTGTCTGCGTCGCTCTTGCCACTGCCATACAAGGAGCCTAGCCAGACCTTGTTTGCTCTGCTTGGCTTCTGCGTAGATGCTGGTCGCCGTTTGGCAAGCATTACCGATATGCAGGTTGGGGACAGTAATCAAAATGCTGCTGTAGGAACGACGATTGCGTTGCTTGAAAAAGGCAGTGCGGTAATGTCTTCAATTCACAAGCGGTTGCATTACAGCCAGCGTATGGAATTTCAATTGCTGGCTAAAGGTTTTGCAGACTATTTGCCCGATGAGTATCCATATGATGTTCCCGGCGAGAGCCGCAAGATCAAGGCAAAAGACTTTGATGACCGCATCGATGTGTTGCCTGTTTCTGACCCCAACATCTTCTCTGTTGCTCAGCGCATCACGATGGCGCAGACACAGCTGCAACTGGCTCAGAGCGCACCGCAGATGCATAACATGTATGAGGCCTACCGCCGCATGTATGAAGCGATTGGCGTGCGTGATATTGATACGATTTTGAATAGCCAGCAAGTGGACAAGCCAAAAGATCCTGCAAGTGAAAATGCACAGGCGCTTGACGGTTCACCACTGAAAGCATTTGCGGGTCAGCAGCATGATGCGCACATTGCAGCGCACATTATGTTTGGTATAAGCCCCATGATGGCGAGTATGCCTAACGTTGCTGTCACTATGCAAAAGCATATCTTTGATCACATTAGATTGAAGGCTGAGGAAGAGGTTGAAGCCGAGTTATTCCGTCAATACGGCACTGACCCAGAGGGCTTGGTATCTGCTTTGCAGCGCGAAGCAATGGTTGCAATCAAGGTTGCACAGGGTTATCAGGAAGTTAAAGCTTTGCAGACTCAGATGATGGGCCCGCAGGATGATCCGTTAGTCAAGTTGAAGGAAAAAGAGCTTGCACAAAGTGCCGCACGAGACCAAGCAAAGACACAAGTTGATAGTCAACGCTTGGCGCTTGATCAACAGAAGGAACAAGCGGATGTTCAGTACGATCAGGCCCGTTTAACACTGCAACAACAGGCTGCAGCACAGAAAAATACGCAAGACGTAGTCAGAAATGCCCAACAAGGAGCAAGAAATGCAAGCCAAGTCAACAAAACCCGCTAAAAAAGCGCCCAAGGAAATGTCTGGGGCGCCAAAAAAAGTAAAAACACCACAAAATGACCCACGAGTAACGTATGTTTACCGAAAAGATGCATTCAAAAAGGTAAAAATAGCGTAAAAGTGTGCATAATATGCATGTAACCTTCGGACAGGGGTCTATCTGTCTGCTTCATTGGAGTTATCCATGCTTGAATTTGCAGAGAAAGTCATATTTGCCATTCGCAGGCTTGAAAACGAAACTAAAGACTTCGTTAGCAGCGGCAATGT